ATTTCGTGGTTGGTCATCCACGCGAGGCCTCATCAACTTAGAGTCCTCGGCTCAGTGGCGTTAGTCCGCTGAGACTTTATTGCGCTTTTCGCGCTTCGTTCCGTGTAGCTTCCCGCATTTCTTGGTTCTTGGGCGTGTCCTCTTCTTGCCTGATCCGCTCGCGGACGCTTCTGATGGCGTAGAGCAGGTAGGCGAGAGAATATCGTCGTCAACCACGACAGCAACGCTTGTCGATTTTGCGGGCTCGGGTTCTGCACAAATAGGAGGGTGAAGCAATTCCTCTGCCGTATGGGTGCTAGCCAGCCAAGCATCGAAGATGCTTCGGTCAAATTCTGGGAATAGTGTTTCAAATTCAACATCCATCCATCCATCAACATTTGCGTTGGGGAACTGGACGGAATGTTCAAACTTTGACCACCAATTACCGATCCCAGGAATGCTCCGGGGTTTGAATGGTGAGCGCAGTAACACTGTTTTGCAGAATTCTCCGATGACTGGGGTATTGGCATCCGTGGCAACATAAGACATTGCTTTTTCCGCAAGTTTTTGGCCAGGGCATATGTTTTGAGGCATGCGTACCGTTGTGTGGAACTTAGAGATTTGTCTCTTGACATCGCACATACTGTTATTATCACCATACCAGACGTTTGGTGAGTAGTAGCGTGCCAAAAAGTTGACCCCTCTGTTCCCTCGCTGTACGATAGTGGTCTCAAGTATAAGTCCGGTCCGCTTCGCGGCCCATCCATGGGATGCGGCACTGAGGTTAGCATCAAGGCCGTCGTCACCCAAGTGTATCCCAATCGATGAGAATGCCTGAGTGGGGCTATAGTGCTTCCCGGTGTGATCCCTCTGGTTCCTGAAGGCAAGGTATGCAGTGAATGCTGCTCGGAGCGTTTGGAACAGGCTGGTGGCAGAACAGCCTGATCCGTGCGTTGGTCCTTGATCAAAAGTTGTTCCATTGGGTAAATAACTAATATTGTCACAATTGGTTTTTAACAACTCATTCAATTTTGCGCGGTGATTTGCAAAGGCCTTCATACAAACCACCCTATCGACCATTCTCAAGACATAGGTAATAGTACCATCCATTCGATGATAATCCGATATGTTCGCATTGTCTGCATTCATGCAAATCTCAGCGACTCGATCGGCTATCTCGATAGGTGTCTTGCCAGGTCCATACCAATTGAATTTCTTACAATGCTCACTCAATGCCAATGCAAACATAGCCATGTCAAGTTTGTCAGCATCATTATACGTGGAGATGTTTCGAGGGTCCTTCACATTACTATAAGCTTCAGCTTTAATAAAACATTTAAGGACTTTCTTCCGAAACCATCCAGTCAAGGTGGCTTTGTATAAAGATAATCGTTGGCTTGCGCTTGTTTGCTTAGCTGCCACACTATCATAGCAAACAGGTTCAAGGGTCATGCCCTGTACGATGAGATCCGCAAATTCTATCATACAAGCATCACGGAACCGACATGGCTTCGGTTCAGGCTTTCTCAATGACGTGATTCGGCCTTGTACACATTGTTCTTCCCCTGCCTTGTTGGCAATGGGTACAAAGGCACCGTGATGCAACGGGGACATAAACGCTTCAAGCTTGGGCTTAGCGTCCGCATCATATGTATTCGTGTTATACTGATATGAGCGTACGCCTTGGGCTACCGGATAAACCATAGGGGTCTTGCCTGGCGTAGTAGCACGGAAAAACCGAGTTAATACTACACCGTCAGTTCGATCACTAACCCATGATACAGATGTAGGCAACATTAACTTGGTGGATCCCAAGTCTGCCGCCAAGCGCAATGCCTCAAATTGAGGCGCTGGGACATTGGAAGATAGCCAACTCCCAGCTAACGATGTCGTGACAAGCACGGCGCCATCAGGCTTGACGACGCTGAAGTTGACAAAGACTCCGTCTTGCGTGCGTATCACAGGGTCGAACCGTCTTAAGACGGGCGTCTCCATTAGCCACAGTGACAGCCACGCTCCCAGCCCTATGAATTCCCTCATAGGGGCTAGGAGTATGAGCTGTCTGTTCTCAGCCACTTGCTTGCGTTCTACGGAGTAGGCAATAGTCTTGTATGGCACGCCAAATACATATTTAACGACCATAACAGAATCCATTCCGTAGTTCCATAACCAATGTTGATATCGGCCACCTCCGGCAACCACTGTTTCTAGACTACCATCTTCCATGAATCTGTAAGATGTGTTGTCCACCTTATGTTGAGCAGCAGACTCAGGAACCATGGTATACAATACCACGGGCTTCGTCTCTTCAGCAAGGAAATGGTTCATATCTAGATAATAGTCAACGTCACACAAATATCGGACGTCATCTGGATATGGCTCATCATGTTGGTTATCAGCATTAGCGTCTTTTGTCCAAAACCACTGGCGAGTGCCTCGGTATTGCTTCCGTTGGTCTGATTTTGACATTCCAACGATAAACAACCCCGCGCCACAATAAGCTGCCATATTCATGGCAAAGTGTGTGGCGCTGGTTCTCAAGCCAGCGGCTATGGCATGTGTGTGCCCCTCCACTAACGTATGGGGGGGCACAATTGTGGAGGCAAATGCGTCTCTAGACAGATCGGACTCAATGGCCGGTCGTCGAGACAATGCCTCACACAGGGAGGAGGCGGCAGCCCGCACTTCTTCCCTCTTCGCTACAATGGTGCAAACTGCCAAACTCGCAGTGCACACTAAAGCTAAATCGCTTCCTCGTAAAAACGGCATCAGGACGGATT